GCCATTCGGCCATGATGCGGGCGAACTCTACGCGGAGGCCGCGTTCGATTACTACAGGATTAAGAGCCATTTATCGGCCTCCTTTAAACAATTCGGTCAGGTTTTGCAAAGTCGAAAAGCAAGTAGCCGGTCTTGAAGTCCAAGGCTCGGTAACCTACCGTTTTCGATCCGGCGGTCTTGGTCATGGTGTCGTCGGTGCTTGGGTAGTGAATGACGCCGACGTCGGTCTGCGCGCATCCGGACACCGCGATCCAGGTTTTTCCCTTGTAGAGCTTGCCGCGCAGGGGAGTAGTTCCCATGGCATAAGCATCATCGCGAACGCCGTTTTCATACACGCCGGCCACGATTCCGGCGACTTCTTCGTTCGCGGTGTCGGTTGGTATCGCCGCGTAGCCGGTCGTTGGCTTCAGGGTGAGGATGGCGCCTTCGTAGTAGGTCGCCGAGGCGGTGAGCTTGGGCTCGACTTCTTCAGGAAATCCAACAAATTGTCGTTTTACTGGGGCGGAAAGGGCCATTATTTGACCTCCTTAAACTTCTTTGCGGTGGCGGCGTCATAGCCGAAAAGCGCGGCTGCTTCCCGGTCCACGTCGTCCAGCACGTCATCCGCGCCGGACGCGTTACCGGCAGTGCCGGTAGCTACGGCGGGTGCGTTTTCGCCGTTGGCGGCGGGGGCGGCCCTGCCTTTGGCGGCGGCGGCTCCCAACTGCGCGGCTACGTCCTCATACCGTTTGCCGGACGCCTTGGCCTCCGCTACGATTTTCGCGCAATCGGCGTTGATGTCCGACCACGCCTCGAGCCCCATGATGCGGGCCCGCTCATCCTTGGCGCCTTCGTCCCGCAGGGCGGCGGCCACATTGGGCGCTTCGGCCTTGATCTGGTCGATGGTCAATTCCATACGACCCTCCTTCTTGTTTTTTGGCCCTGCGGCCTGGATACCGGCGACGCCGGCAATGTTCTCTTTTGGTCTTGATATGTGAGATCCGCGTACCTCGTCGATCATCCCAACGGCCATGGCGCGTTCGGCTATGACGACAGCGCCGCGTCCGAAGTCTTTTGATACTTTTTCAGGTGTCACGCCGCGACCTTCCGCGACCCGTCTGACGAATATTTCGTGCGCTGCGTCCAGATTGGCGACGATTTTCGCGCGGCCTTCCTCGGTCTTCGTATCCGGGCGCTTGTCCGGGGCGTCGGTCGAGGTGTAGACGCGGTGAACGATTCCGTTATTAGCGAGAGCTTGGTCATCGTCGTACTCTTCGGCGGCTACGCCTATTGATCCGACTTCCGAAGCAGGGGACAACGCGACGATGCGGTCGGTCTGCGAGGCGAGCCAGTAGGCGGCAGATGCGGCGAGGTTCCCTACGTATGAAGTAGTCGGCTTGCTCACAGCTCCAAGGATCTGGGCGGTCTCGTCGAGCCCGTCTAGGTATCCGCCAGGGCTATCAATGTCGAGCGCGATTTCGCGGACGGACTTATCGTCTTCCGCGGCAATGATAGCGGCCTGGATAAATCCGTACTCTGTTTCAGCCATCCCCATCCACGCGCCGCACGGGTCAGCGCTTGGGGTGAGCTGGCCGACTACCGGGATATGAGCAACGCCGTCGCGGACATCGAGGACAAGAGGACTTTCGGCCGTCGGAGTTCGATTGATCTGAACCGACGCCATGAGTTCGTCGCGTGACGCTCGGAGGTCGTCGGCGTTGCGGACCTCGCGGGCATAGGCGAAGAGTTCGAGTCGGCCAGCGCGAAGCCGATCAAGGTATCCGCGCTCCATGGCGTAGCGTTTGCTCACTTTCCAGCCTCCGTCTTGGCGCCCAACTTGGCCTTGACCGCGCCGATGATTACGTCATAACCGACCTGCGACAACGCAAGGGCCAGTATACCGCCCATGATCCACGGGGGAAGCAAAGCGCCGACCGCGGAAAACAGAAAACAGAGTACAGGCATGAGAAGGCGCCACGCATTGCCGGGGGCGTTTTTGAAAAAGCCTTTGATGTATTCGATCACGCCGATAGCCGCAAACGCGGCGGCCATTACGATCTCCCAATCTATTGTCATACATGCTCCTTCGTGTAGCGCCGATGATCGTTGATAAGCTCGGACAGCTCTTTACCTATTTCGTCGAGCTTGCTTAAAATGACGTCCATTTTCGAGTCGGTCTTGTCTTGCCGACGTTCAAGGTCAATTACACGCTGCTTGAGTGCGCCGCGTTCTTCGGCGTCTTTGAGCCGGGCGATGAAGAACGACCCGACCGATACGACGGTGGTTAGTATGCCGATGATGATACCAGCCTCGATGCTCATTCTTCGTCCTCCTGGTCGTCTTCTTCATCCTGCTGTTGCTCGGCAACTACCGGCGCCGGGTTGAGCGGGGCGTTTGCCTCGGCAAGCGCGGCGTTTTCGATTTTTAGGCGGCCGACATTTTCGGAGAAGTCCGAGCCGTTGTAGTCGAGGGCATTGCGCTCGCGGGTTTTGGCGCCCTGGGCGATGCGTAAGTCGTCGGCTTCGGCTTCTTTCTTGGGGTCGATGGATGGAAGTCGAACACCTATCCAGGAGCAATTGAGCCATGCGCGACGGATGAGCGGAGAGTCGGCGAAGTTAGGTGCCTTGATGTGGCCGAGTCTGACTTCCTCGGCGAACCAGGCCTCGTATATGGGGCCCAGAAATTGGGAGGCTTCGACCTCGCGCCAGTGCTCGATTTTGTTCCAGAAAAGTAGGAGGGAGGCGCGGCTAGCGGAATAATTTTGATTGAATGTTTCTTCCAACACCTCAATAGGGATGCCTTTGGAGGCGCTGATGATCTTGGTAATCTCGCGGACGAACGTCGCGAAGTTGACGTTCGGGCGCTTGGAGTCAAAGGAGCTGACCTCCTCGCCTGCCTTGAGGGTCTGGACGATGAGTCCGGGCTTGTCGAATGTTGCGGTGACTGGGCCGGATTCGGTGGCAGGGGTGGACTCGGTGGTAATGCCTTCGCCTTGAACGATACTTCGGCGGCGGATGCCGGTCAGGGCTTTGGATGCCGGGGCGTCGGGGCCAGGCTTGATCCACACGGCAAGCACGGCATTGAGGACCATTGCTTCCAGCTCGGCGACGGTGCCGTCGGTAATTTTCTGGAGTTCATGGAGGACGTTGCCAAGTAGCGGGGTTCCGCGGACGGCGCCCAGGGTGTCGGCTATGATTGGGTGGAGAACAAAGCGGCGTCCAGTCGTGCCGTAGAAGGGTACGCGGGTGACGTTGCGGGTGTCGTCGTCATGGACGTAGATGGCAATTTCCCGGCCGGAGTTGTCTACCTCGAAGCCATCGATAATGCGGTGACCGCGGGCCTTGGCGGCGTTGATCATCGACGCGTCGGTCGGCGTGCCTATCTGGTCCGGCTGGATAAACTGCAAGGACAGCGGGGACATGCGCCGCGGGTCGTCGGCGTAGCGAAATATGCAAATGGTCTCGCCGTCGCGGGCGCGGTTGATAAACTCATAGCCCTGGAGCTCGTAGCCGTTCTGGCGGCCGGAGGCGTCTAGCTCATGGGACTGCAAAAAAAGATGGAAGCGGAGTTCGATCTCACGGGCGGTCTTGTGCTTGGCGTCATCGTCCATGCCTTGGTCGCCGATGAGCGACCAGATGGGGGCGCACTCTAGGGATAGGCCAGTGCCGATGACGTTGTCGGCGAGTCGGCCGATGATGGCGCTCGCTTGCGGGGTCTCCCAGTATGCCTTACGGCTCTTGTTGCGGAGGGCTTCGGTGTCGGCGTCCCATGAAGATGGATAGGACATGGCGCCGTGAAACTTGGAGCCATCGAATAGGTGGCCTGAGCGAGTGCCGGAGCGAGAATTCCAGCCGGGGGTGTAGGCGACTATCCCGCGCAGGGCGTCAACGGCCGCGCCAAGTCTTGATCGCAGGCTCATCCGCACACCCCGCGGTCAAAATTACCGGCAAGGATGCCGGGCTCGGTTGTGTCTTCGAATTCTTGCTCAAGGTCGCGGAGGTAGGCGCGGAGCTCTTTTATATTTGCGCGGGTGACGGTCTGTTTTCCCTGGCCGGTGTCCAGGGTGTAGGACTGCGCGGACATGGCGGCGCGCAAAGCCGCTCGGGCTTCATTGATGTCGGCTTGTATTTCGGTCGATGATCGCGCCATGAGTAAAGGATACACCGTATATATGGGGTTGTCAATGTTAGGCGTGCGCTAGGTGTATGCTATAGTATACTATGGCGCAGTAAGCGGAAAAAATATTTTTGAAATTGCCCGCTTGTCACCACGATAAGCGGGCGGAGAGGGCTATTCTACGCGTTCGAAGCGGCGGCAAGTAGCATCGCCCAAAACCGTTCCCATGATATCGGCTCATCGGGGCTTACTTCGTCGCTGACTTGACCGGCCAGAACGTAAAGAGCAGTCATACTATAAATTCTGCAATCTAAGACTTCATTACGACGTCCCCCCGGCAATTTCCATACCCATCGGGTCGCGCCGCTGCGCATTTTCTCCGGCACGCGCTTCTCTGCCGTTAATTGCAGGAAGTGCGTCTCCGTGTAGTCGATGGGGAAATGGCAATATCCTGGCGGGAACTCTTGGCCTTCGGATGGGTAGCCGCGTTGCAGGTAGCCGTAGAGCTCGCCCTTAAGCTGCGAGGTCTGGATGTCTACGCGCTTCGTGGCATAGCCGGGGACATCGCGGATAGCGAATAGGCGCTTGCCGTAGCTTTGCGATGACTCGCCCATGCAGGGGAGCACACCGGACGCGTAGGCCTCGCAAAATTGGTACACGACCGACGTGCGGAAGCCTGCGTCGATGAGGGCCATGCTTATCGGTAGCCCCGCATACTCACGCGATAATAGGTCATCTAGGCCGCGCCAAGCCCGGCCTTGTAGGTCGGAGGTGTCGCCTTCGAGGACGTGGTACGATATTGACGCGGATATTTTATTGACTCCGAATGCAACGATCTCCGCTTCGATACGGTCTTCTTGCACGTCGGCGCCCAAAACGACCACCAGCGGCTCAAATGACGGCGGCAGGCTCCCGGATGTGTAGGGCTCCATATCGCGGCGGATCATTATCCGCGCATGGTCCGGGGCGGCTCCGCGCTCCTCCCACGGCTCGCCAAGCACCGTGTTAACGAACGTGCGCAGCTTTGGCGGGTCATCCTTGACGGTTAGCCATTCGTCAACGATCGACTCCCATGAGCGGGCGCCGGGGGGCGAGTACAGCGATGACAGGTGGTAGCTCCGATAATGCCGGCGGCTTGGGGTGGCCGTGGCGCGCCATTCGCCGCGGGGTAGGAACCATGCCTTGTCGGAATTTGTCCACATCTCGCCGCACGCCTCACATTTGTAGCGGACGCTGTCGTAGATCAGGCGGCCGTGCTCGTCAAGGTCATAGCGGATCCCGTCCCATTTGAGGACTTGCATCGTCCCGCACTTTTTGCAAGGCACGAAGTATTTCCGCTGATCGCCGGCAAGGTAGGCGGCATATATCCTCGAGCTTGACATTTCAAGCGGGGTGGAGATGTGGAGTATCTTGCGGCTTGACTCAAATGTGTCAGTGCGCCGGATGGCCAGCGCTATCGGGTCACCTTCCTTGCCGACTTCTTGAGGATAGGCGTCCTCTTCGTCCAGGAGAAGGTACTGGATCGCGTTTGAACGTAGCTTTGACCCCGACCGCGGGCCGTAGGACAACAGGAAGCCGCCGGGGAATTCCTTTGCGCTCTTCGTGTCGCCGGTGTTGTGGCCGTGGCGCTTTTTGACCTGGGCAAATATCTTGTGGCTCAGGCCAGCTGATTGAAGCATCGGATCCACGCGCTTCTCCATCCAGACATCGGCCATGTCCTTGTCGCCGGTGATCGCCATGGTCGGGCCGGGGCATACGTCGATGATGTAGCCAAGGAAATTCTCTAGTACCGCGACCGTGCCGCCAAGCTGGGCGCCCTTCATCAGGGCGACCTCGCGGACGGTGGATGACTCAGAAAGGCAGTCGGCAATCTCGCGCATGTAGGGGGTCTCGTCGAATCGGAAGGGGCCTGGGCGGGATGTTAAGCCTTTCGGGAGTATGCGCTTTTTTTCGGCCCATTGGCTGACGAGCATGGTCGTTATACGGGACGGGATCGCCTTGCGGAATATTTCTACTAGGCGGGATTGCATGCGCTCGATGTCGGACGGGGTGAAGATGTCAGGCATTAAATGAGGTCCATTTGCGTTGGATTTGGTTTTTCGTCTTCGAATAATCGCGGCTGCTTGTAAGCTTCGGAAATACGGCGGCAGGCAATATCAAAATATTTCTGCTCTATCTCGATGCCAATGAACTTGCGGCCGAGGTTCGCACAGGCTACGCCGGTTGTACCGGATCCCATGAAGGGGTCGAGGATGGTCTGGGCGTCGGGAAGGAAACCGAGGCACCACTCCATGAGGGCGACAGGCTTTTGTGTCGGGTGCTCTTTTTCGTACCCTAGCACCGACTTGCGGAACATCTTCGCAGGCCCGCCAATGTTCGTCCACGCCTGTTCACACATCGCAAGAGAAAAGTTCTCCGGCTGTAGCTTGTCCCATATTAAAAACCGTTGCGCGGCCGGAAGGCCAAAATAGTTTCCGCCCCAAATTATCGACGGGACGCCGAGCGCCACTATCCATGCAACATCGGGCGTCAAGTCGTCCCACGCCATGCGCTCGTGCTTTTGCCGGACTGGGTTTGCGGCAATGCCAATCCCATACGGCGGATCAGTCACCACCGCGTCCACCTTGCCGAGCGTCGGCAGGATTTCCAGGCAGTCCCCGAGGTACATTGTTGCGTCACCGATTTTCTCAATTCGTGTCATGATAGTTTTGCTCCCAGTGTCACGCTTACCGCCTCAAGCCCGTCGTCAATTTCGCGCTCAAGCGCGGCTTGTATCTCGCGGTCGTCCGATCCGCTGCGGGCCATCGCCATAAGGCGTGGCGTGATGCGCCGGGGTAGGTCTTGCAAGCGGGATCTTATTTCGTTGTTTAATTTCGCGGCCATGCGCTCGATGAGCTCGGTCTGTATGACGCGGCCCTTGTCTTGCTCGAATTTCAGCTCGTTGCGCTTGGTCATAATATTCTTGTATCGGATTTCCGCGGCGATTTTATCCAGCTGGTCGAAGACGCCTTCGTCGTCCGGGGCGTCGGGCAAATCCGGGTCGTCCAAGGTAAGCGCATCGATGCCCTCGGGTCTTACGGCTACCGGGTGGCGGCTATGCGTCGGCTCAGGCTTCGTGGCGACGACCGGCAATGGCTTGGCTCGCGGCTTCGGCTTGCGGACGCCTACCACGGGCGGGGCTTTGCCTTTCTGGCGGCGCTTGGCGAGGTAGATCGCGTTGAGCGGCGCGTCGGTGTCTAAGTTGCCGTCTTCCGTAGTTACGAGCTTTTCGCGCTTAATGCCGAGCGTGACCATCGCTTGAGAGATGCCAGCCATGTTGGCAAAGGTGGTTTTGTTGACTATCATCGCTTAACACTTTACTATGTTTAGCGCGAACTGTAAAGTCTGCCGGAAAAATGACCGAGTAGGACTAAGCCGGGCCTTGCAGTACCCATGATGGCGCCTCATTATTAGCACAGTACCTTAACTATTTATATTACAATAACTTAAGCATACTTACCATACGAACCATAATCCCATTGTCGCACCATGGTTTTTTATTTTATTGCACTATAACGAGTTGCGAGCAAAAACCATAAAACCATAAAAACCATAGGATTTTTATATCACATATAATATACATAAATGACATTGAAAAAAGATATCATAAATCAATGTAAAATTGCGTTGTATGGGCTTATATATTTTCTTATGGTTTTTATGGTTTTATGGTTGCTTATATATATATCTATATCTTATAAATAAATAATAATAATAAGAGAAACCATAGACCTACCATAAAACCATGAAAATGACTAAAAAGATTGATATAATGGCATCTTTAATCAATATTTGCGTAAGCGCAGAAAACGGCGTTTTATTGAAAAATGATGATAAATAATCAATAAATTGTATTTTAGGTATTGACGCCTTTATGATACTGTGATATACTATAATCAGATTGAGAGACAGGAGGACGATATGAACAAGATTACTGACTGGGCGGAAGTTATGAGTGACAAACTTGTTGAATCGGTGAAGTGTGTTCTTTCCGTTGAGCGCGCCAAGAATGTGGCCGATGCTCTAGAGTGCGTTCTTTCGACCAGCTGCGCCGGTCATAAATCAATCGAGCTTGCCAAGAAAAAACTTGGTATACTCTAATCGCAGAGGGGCGCCATTTGGGGCGTTAATGCACAAGCCTGCGTCCCAAGTCGCGGGCAAGAGGAGTCAAGATGCCCAAAGGTGGACACCGACCCGGAGCCGGCCGCAAGCCCGGCAAGATGCCCCGCGTAATCGTGAGCCTGCCAGCTGAATGGCTGGCCGTTATGCCCGGCATGAAATCAAGGTATATTCGTGAGGCGGTCAAGACGGCCCTCGAAAGCGACGGGCTCATAGAAGGCGTGCAAATATTCGGGGGTGATAACGGAAACAACAGCAATGGAAATTGCCAAAGGAGAATTTTGAAATGAACGAAAAGCAGAAAAACGAACTGGACTTTGCGGCGCTGGACTACCACAATAAGGAGAGGAACAAATGAAAATTTACCTATCTGGTCCGATAACAAACGATCCGGATTACAAGGAACACTTTGGACTATTTGAGAGTTATGTTAAAAGCATTGTCAATAATGACAATGTGGAAATCGTCAATCCTGCAAAACTCACAGGACGATACAAAGATTGGGGAAACTGGATAATACATGACTTGAAAATACTAAACTTATGCGACGTCTTAATTACGCTTCCCGGATACGAAAATAGTATTGGAGCGAGTATCGAACTACAATTTGCAAAGGGATGTGCCAAGAACGTTTTTAATTTATACGAGTTCAAGGATTGGCACGATAAAACATATAGGAGGAAAAATGTGTATATATAGAGGCAGAAGATACACAAGAAGCAGAAAAAATAGCTCGTGCCCTAGGGAGTATATATGGCAAAGAATAGATATCCGCTAAATTGCTCAAGATGCGGGCGGTTTGTTGGTAAAGATGGGTTTCATGATGTTGGATATGATTATTACAATGGAGGCTATGAAGTGGGGTATCCGTTGTGCAAAAAATGCCTTGACCGTAGTACCCAACAACAAGTTCAACCATATAGCGCCAGTAGCCGCTATATGGATTGACCGCAAAAAAGAGCAAAAAAAGTGCATTTTTCTGTATTTTTTACTTTTTTTTTGTTGACAGCCTAGCTTGATTGTAGTATAGTTAAATCAAGGTTGATAGTTAAGGCAACCAAATCAAATCTTAGGAGGTCATTATGACCAACATCCTAATCCAAAAAGACGTTGTCGTTCTAAGGGACGACAATAAGCTAATTACCATAAAAGACAGCGTCTGTGTAGACGCTGAACAAACCGAAGACGGTGGGTATGAATACCGAGTAGGTAAGCATGCCTATTATGCAAGTGCTGGGACCGTCCGCGCGGTAAAGTTCTAGAGCGCAACCGCCCGGCCAGTCCGGGCACGGTCGGGGCGTGAGGCTCGCCTCCTGATGAGTCCAGCAGGACGAAACCGCATTGATAGGAGGCCATAAAATGGCCGAAAAAATCCCCGCAATCAAGCGAGAAAATTGGATGTTTTTCGACACCGTAGACGAATACAATACCTGGAAAAACCAGAAGTAAAGAACGCCAGCCGGGAGCGCATCCCGGCAAAGTGAAAACATGGCAGACAAAAATCACGGCGGCAAGCGAGATGGGGCGGGCCGTCGCCCCATCTTTAAGAAAACGCATTTGACACAAATACGGGTTAATCAGACGATATGGGATGCTATTCCAGCACCGAAAGCGGCGTGGGTGCGGGAAGCCATAGAAGAAAAGGCGAAAAAAGAGAACCTAACAACTGGATCAACTTGACACTGACAAACAACCAGATAACAAGTTATCTGGATAATTTGCAAAGGAGAAAAGAATGAAGTGTTTAACGCATAACGAAATAGTTAAAATCATCGAAGATGCTTTTCATGCTGGGTATCAGTGCGGGCTGGATCGGATAAATGGGATGATTCACGTTGAAGATTCTCAGGGTTATCTTGAAAAAGTTCTTAAGGAAATAGGAGAAGCCTAACAACCGCTTCAACCTGACACCTTCGGTGCAAGTCAGCGGCGGATGCCGGTTTATTCATTGACGGCCTGCATCCGCATCTTTCCTTTCATGGCTTGGAGCATTTTTATCACGTCGTCCCGCGTCTCGCATTTTTCCATGCCGTCCCATCCATGGCGTTCATAAGCTAACTGTTGTAGACTGCACGTTGTCCACGCGGTAATTGGGCAATCGTTGCATACGTTTTTGGGAACTCCGCGCTTCATCATCCAACCTCCACGCGGTACGGCTTCAAGTTCGCCTGCTCCTCGACGGTCAGTCGGCGTCCGCGCCCGCTCTTGCCGGCATACCGTGCGGGCCACGGATTGCCCGGCCATGGGTCGTGGTAGATAACCTCCCGCGTGTCGGTGTCGTAGCCGACGATCGCGATGTAGTGGCCTGGGTTGATGAGGGTGGCGAGGATACCCTTATCTCTTGGCAACGCCGCAAGCATATCAACATGGCTAATTCCCCACGCGAATTTCGCCCGCACCCCGAACACCGCCGGGATCGCCGCTTCGTACCACTGCGGAACCTCGTTGCCCATGATCGACGCTGGGTCGATGTCGCCCCGGATTGCGCGCATAGCGGGGTAGTTGCGCGGATCATTGAACCAGCAGGCAAGCACGTCCTCGGGCTGCGGCGTCCATCCGCCTGGCGTGTCCACCTGTTCAAGGCGTCCGATCGCGTCAAGGAGCATAACAGCCGCGGTAGGCCCGCAGGTCTCCAGCTTGCGGTTGGCGCCGGTCTTGGCGAGGATGGTCTCGACTACGTTGTTCGTCTGACTGTAGTACGCGTCCGGATCGTCGTAGCGGGAGAGGGTGATTAGCATGGATACTCCTTAGCGCAACGACTCGATATACTTCTCGCACGGATTTGCGCACGCGTGGCAGTTCTGGCCGGCGCAGTCCGTTGCCAAGGCGGTAATCTCTCGCGACAGTCGGTCAACCATGTCCATCGACTCCTTTATGACACCGCGCTCTAGCTCCTCGGTGCTTATCCCAGCGCACGCATTGACGCACGCTACGATTCGTCGGGCGTTGGCTATATCCTCTTGATTCATCTTTGATGTTTCGGTAATAACGCAAATTGCGGCTGATGTTTCACCATAGATCTTGCAGTCTTTAGCAACGGCTACACATTCCACTCCGTCAAACTCGGCAACATATGACGCCCACGGCTCTTTCGTATGTTCGCTCATCTCTTCGCCTCCATCGCCTCGATAATTGCGTCCCGATCCGGTGACGCCTTGCACGCCTTGACGAACTCAAGCGCCTTTTCACGCCTAGCATCAGGAACGCGGAGCACGCCTTCCAGGATGTCGCGCACCGTCCAGAACTCCGCCATGGCGATGCCCATGCGGCGCGTCTCGGCGGCGGCTATCCAGCGCTCGATGATGTCAAGCGCGGCAGAGCTAGAATGGGATATCATCTTGATCCTGCTTGACAGTCGGTACTGATTGTCGCGTCTGTTCAGGTTTCCAAGTATCGACCTCGACCGTATGCGTCTCGCCGTACTTGCCAACCTCGCGGCGCCTGCTGATTTTTAGTTTGAGAATATGCTTCCCTTTTTCGGTCGTAAAGCCGTATTTTTCGAAGTGTTCTTTTATACCGTCCAGCGTCAAGCTGACCGATATCGACGACCCGCCGTCCTGGAAGGTTTTTTCCTTTGCGGAGCCGACATAAATATGATCTGCCATTATTGATCCTCCCCGCACTCGGGGCATATCATGAATTTCTCGCGCTGGCTGTACCCGCACGCCTTGCAGACGTACTTTGCGGACTTGGCGACTTGTTCCATCCTGGCCGCGATGTATGCGTCGTAGCCTGCGCGGCGGATGCGAACGCATTTGCGGCCGTCGCGGTAGATCGCGCCGAAGTCGCCACGCTCCATGCGGCGGCGTACGGTGACCGGGTTGACGGAGAGAAGCGTTGCTACTTCGTCAACGGTCATGAGGTCGGAGTCAGACATAGTTAGAATAACTCCACTTCGCCGTCCGGCTGCGCGGCGCTCTCGGGATGGCTGGCCGCCTTCTCCTCGACAACCTCCGCATCTTGCGCGGCTTCCTTTACTGCCTCGGTCGCGGTCATCGCTGACGCTTTGCGGTCCAGGTGCGCTGCCATGCGGTCGCTGACGTCGCGGGGCGGCAGCTCGGTCACGTCGACCATGTCGTCGTCCATTTCTTGTGAGTAGAGCATCGCAAGCCCCTCGGATTCTGCGGCAAACTTGCGTAGGAACTTCTTCGCCGCGGTCTTCTCGACCATGGCGTCCTCGTCAGTCTTCCATGGCGTCGACCGGCCTCCTTTCCACGCCCCGGAATGGTTGTCGCGGATCTTCAGCGCCTCGGCGGTCGTCATGTAATCGACCAGCTTCGTGCCGTCGCGCTTGGTGATGATGCCGTAGACGCCTTTCAGCTTTCCGCGCTCGTTTGCGGTGTTGATGACGTGGGAGACGGTCCCGGCTCCTTTATCGATCCGGACGTCCTCGCCTTCGTAAACGCGCTCAATCTGAACGTCTGACAAGACGGCTCCCGGTCCATGTATCGCGACGTGCTTGTAGCCCTCGGCGCTGACGACCAGTTCTGCCAACCCTTCGAACGGTATTAGATGCGCGTGCGGGAATTGCCCGCCGATCTGAAGGCCCATAGTCGCAGCTTTCTCGAAACATTTGATGACAGAGAAAAGACCGGTGCGGGTCTTAAGAACAGGCGCGAGCTTATCGTTGTTGGCGACGCTGATTACGGCGCGTTTTAACCACGTCGATCCGGCCTTGGCGACATCCGGGGCGGCGACGGCCATGATCTCGGGCGTCATCTTCTCGACGGCCTCCTCCAGGCCCTTGCGGCCGGTTGTCGCGACGGCGAAGAATTCGGCCTCTTTTTCCTGGGCGGTTTGGTTGCTAGGCACTTTTACCCTCCTTATTTGCAAACGCGGCCTTGCGCTGACGTGCGCTCGGCCGTCTACTATAGTACACCATAGCCCGCTATTTTGCAAGCTATTTTTGCGAGTAGCGCTCTTTGCTGTGCGACTCCGGCCCGAAAAGAGCGCCGACGATTGCGACTATAAGTCGCTTTATTGCTTGTATGATTTTCAATACACCGCCCTCCTTGAAGTGGTTACCGATACTAGGCCTAGCTTGCGTATCTCTTCGGCCAGCTCCAACACGCGCCGGTCTTCGTCGGTTAACGGGTCCGGCTTTTTTTTCGCCTGCGCCTTCGCTATCTCTTTTGCGCGTGTAAGGATGGTCGCGGTCTCGCGCGTTGTCTCGCTGTACTTGGCCAGTATGTCGCCTTCGGCCGATGCCAAGAACGAATTCGCGCCCAAAAGTACGCCGATTGCGTTTTTGATGTCTGCGCGTTCTTCGTCGATCTCGTTCGACTTGGCAAGCAGCGCCTTGTCGCGTGCGATCATCTCGCGGACCCGCGCCTCGTCTTCGCCAGATATCGTGGCGGTAGTCGTGTCCTGGACCGGGAACAGCCGCTGCACGTCGTCCCAAGTTTCCGGGGCGGGCGGCGTGTCCTGCTCAACAAGCCGCCAGAACCGCTCGGCCAGCGCAATGCACCGCTCTTGCACGCGGGCGTCGGCGTCGATTGGTCCCCACTCGTGGTACTGGTTGTCAATAAGCGCTGCAACGTAGGCGGTCTTGATATCGTAGCAATAGAGCTGCCATTGGACTTGCAAGTATACCGCGTCGGGGATTCCCTGGGCTGACAGGTCGTCGATGTCGTAACCGGTGAAGACTTGTCCCTCGCGGCGCTTGCCGGCCATGAGGCCGACGACTTTGGCTTCGACGATGTACGTGTCCGGCTCGATGTCCACCACCAGGTCCGCATGCGCCAGGCAGTACCGCCGATCCGGATGCCGAGCCTCGGTCATCGCTTTGTACGGGCCGCTTGACTTGTCGCGGAGCTTGGCATGATAGAAGGTGTCCGCGACATCCTCGCCATAGCGCGACTCAATGAAGCGATAGAGGACGTACGCTTCTAGGTCATGCCCGACGCGGGTCCGCTCGTTGCCGTCCCATGGCGGCGTGCGTCCGGTTTTGGATTCCCATAATTGCAAGGTCGTTGAGCCGTAGCGGCGTTGAAGGCCTGCCAGAATAGGGATATCGCTACTTCCGACGCCCGACGCCCTGGACGCGTGTAAGTCGCGTATGCGGGTGTACTTAGTCATCGTCTACCACCTCGTAGTCGTAGTCTTCCGCCGCCTTCTCCGCGGCCGCCTCTGCGATCTCTTCCATCCTGTAATCAACTAGCTCCGTGATATCCTGGCCGCTACAGTCAACGGCCTCGACCTCGAATGTCCCGCCCTCAGCGTCGCACGAATCGTACGGGTCTGCGCGCAATTTGGCGGGCGTATACGGCGTGTAGTCGCCGGTTACTTCCAAGACGACGCCGCGCACAGTTACAACGACGGTGCGGGTCATATCCCTGCCGCCTTACGCTGGCCGCCAAGTTTGATGATCCGCTCATCGACGAGTTTCACCACTTCGTCGGCGTCCTGGCCTTCGTTGACTGTAGCGACCATTTCGATATCCATGGTCTCATAGTTTCCAAGGTTGAATTTGCGCCTCACGGCGACTTCACGAATTTTCACACCTTCGATCATATCTCCCTCCTAGTCTATTCTCCAGCGGCATGCGCCGCCGCTTGTGCAATTATTGGCATGGATGATTTTCTATTCATTTTCTTTGTTGCAGGATTATTCATCTTCACGCTCCTGGTTTACCAAACCTGCCTAAACCACAGCAGGGATGGAAGGACGCCTTTCTTCGTCCATTTTAGACGCTTCAACGAGGATTGCCCCGAAAGGTCTTACGCCCTCTCCACGTCCGTTTTTTACTTGCTCCGTGAACCCA